GTCGCCTTGTGGCTAAAAAAACGCCCACCTTTACTGCTATTACAGCTCTTACACATAGATTGCAAGTTATCAGGTGACCACATATCACCCCCCTTAACTCTAGGTATGATGTGATCTACTGTGTGTGCTGGTCTGTTACAAATGGCGCACTGCCAGCCATCCCTGTCGAGGATAGTGATGCGTAATTTTTTCCACTTGCCACTACCTATAGCACGCTCACTCATTAGTGCCAGCCCTTACGCTTAAAGTGATCTAATGCTTTACACATAGACCCATATCTATTGTTAATGTACTTGATACCCCAGTCTATCTGCTTAACACCATTGACAGTAGCCAACCATTTAGACCTACCTTGTGGTATACCCACGTGTGAGCCATTACGTGCTTTAGGATCCCACTTACTATTTTCTTTAGAATAGAGATCTATTAAGCAATAAGCTTCTTCAAAGTCATTTAATTGTATGAGTATGTACTGTTTGTAATGAATAGGTTTGTAGTTATCAGCTGCAACGGAATAAGTCTTTACAAAGCAAAGATTAACTATGAATAGAGCGATCCCAACTAGCCAGCACCTTGCGAGCTTTCCCTGTCGGGCTCGCCTTGTGGCTTTGTGAGCCACTGCTTCACTAGAGCCTAGCATACGATGTCAAATTGAGCGTTAAATTTCATATAGACATCCACCCTTCATACTCTGCATTTGGGTTAGCATCTAACCATTCTTGGCGCGTTTTGTTTTGTTTAACCCAATCCTCAGCTGTGGCAATCGGCATTACATTTGTATCCCATCTACTAGCTTTAGATAACCCACCTGTTTAATACGTTGTGATTTATCAGCAAACTCTGTGCTGGTGGGCATAGGCCGATCCTTCCAAACTGGCTTATCAAGTTTTGTCAAGTTAAACGCCCATAAGCCTAAAGGTGTGGCGTTGATATACCAGGCTGTGTAATTCTTACGCATAGCGGTAATAGTTAGCGATTCATACTTAGATTTTTCTATAAGCAGCTCAGTGTAATGGTTACGCCTCGCCTTTAGCTCGATATACATACGGCTTTGCTGAGATATGCAATCCCAAGTATCAAATTCTTGCGATCTTTCAAGATCAGGCAAGTATCGCCTTTTTATGTAATTAAACATTTGATCTTCTACAATCACTGTTTGCCAGCCCAGCCGCCACCCTTAAATATCAGCCCAGGTGCGCTGTAGATTCTTGACATTTGTAGATTACATTTAGGGCAACTCATAGGCGTGCTGTCATCATCGTAGGATCTATGCACCGATCCATAAGTGCCACATTCATTACAGCTGTATTCATAGGTAGGCATTACTTTGCTCCTATCAGTTGGCAAGTGTGGCAGACCACGGTTTGAAACTTCCAACTACCACACTTATCACATCTGCATATATCCGAGTCTGGAATATGCAAAGCCTCTACAACATTCTTAACACCAGTGCAACCACATTCCATACACTGATAAGCCTTAAATCCCTCTGGCGTATCAATCTGATCTAGCCATAAGAATTCGGTATCACGCTGGCATCCATTACATTTAAATTGTGGGTGCATTATGATAAACTCCTTATTGCCTACAGTGACACTGAGTGCAAACCAAGAAATTACCAGAATGTATTAGCCTGTCATCATTACAAGCTACACATAGGTCAATCGATGGCGTGAGGGTTCGCTTATCATCTTCTAAACGTAGAGTGAACCCATCACGTATAATTTCAACATATCCCATTTACTCACCTCCCTCGCTATCGCTAGGAAAGAACCAAGATCCAGCAGCTGTAAGTTTTGCCCACCTAGCTTCACACTGGTCAGGTTTTGCAGCACTGCATACATAGCCGTAATAACTCTTGCCAGTTTTTGCTATACCTTCTTTAAGTATCATCGCTCCGTGTTTACATTCTTGCGCCTTTGGTGGCAGTGGTATTGCTTCTACTGCATCACCAACCGACCAGACTGTCGGCTCTTTTTTATCTTCTGCAAAAGATGCACGTAACACATTTTCTACAGCTCTCGCCCTAGATCCTGGTGCTGAGTAATTAGTTTGAGTCTTTACAACCCTAGCCATTTCTTCTCGACTTGGTCCATTTTTTTCAGTACCGATATTAGCCGCTTTAAAAGCAACGCCTCTAGCCGAAGTCTCACAATTTTCCAGCGCAAAATCTCTATTGACACCCCTATCGGAAATGACCTCTTTGGCGTGACCTGTTGCGAATGGTTTTTCATCAGCTGAGTCCCTAAATAATTCACATACAACAATGACTCTAGTGTCTGACTCCGAGATAATCTTTGTTCGTACTGCTCCATTTGGATACCTTTCCCAAAATATATTTGATCTTTCTTGAACTGTGGTGTAATCCTCTAGGTTAAATGCCATTAGTCATCCCCCCAGGTAAAATTGATGTCGGCTTCTGCATCAAGGACTGTCTGGTATATCGAAATGTAAGCAAGTGCGTCGATGATCGAGTCACTGTGGCCTGGAGACTCAGTAAGCCTAGAAACCTTGACGAGCGCCATACATAATGCGACTTGACTAGGCGTAACTGGATGGTCGAGGTATGCCGACCACAATTCACTGATCCTTTTATGGTTTGTGTAAGGGTGACCATAGACCGATCCCCTTGTATGCACCAGGTCGACAACATCTGCTAGAAGCTTCTCAGTTTTTGTCATAGTCAAATACCTCATCTGACTTTATTTTGTTTTGTATCATTCGGCGGTGCATATCCCAACCATCTTTACGGCCTCGCCAGTAATGAGTCTGCTTTAGATCATCAATACGTGTTACTAATAATAACCACGCCATACTCAGCCCTATAAATAGATATATTGCTAGTTCAAGTGTCATTTTGTAGCCCAATCTGTGACCACATACTTTGTGGCACGGGCATAGTGTTGCACCTGTGTATGACTTTGTGGATTATTTAAGGCTGTTTTATTATAACGATTAGATAACGTTAATATCTTCGAGGTCATCGATATGGTCATCGATAGTGCGCTCGGCGTACTCTGTATTAAGCCCCATAGTGTTTGCCTAATGCTGTGAATGAGCCATCCTTTGGGTCGACTGGGACTAACGTAGGTGTTAACCCCTTTTTAGACGCTTCCAGTATAGCAAAGCCATTCTGCCAATTTGCGCTGTTATAGCGGATATAAGACATTTTTTTCATATTGCATAGGTTTCCACTTTCTATGCCTGTAAGTGGCCTGTAATGGCTTCCTATGGCTTCTGTGAACGTGCTGGCACCCATTCTGTGACTATGCCCCACAACGCAATTTTTGCCCCATTTTTTGGCTAGATTTAGCGCCGTAATTCCAGCGTGCTGGCTCATACTTCCCTCATCGCCGTGGGCCAGTACCCAACCTGGGTGGAATTCATAAGCTGTTTTATGATAGGTCATACCCATCTCGGCAAAGCCCATAAATTTAGGATATTGCAGTTCTGGCAAACTAATTAAGCCAGGTACTTTTAGCAGAGTATTATATAAGCGATCAGAATGATTAGACCTGACAATATGCATTTCACGGCTGTACTCTCCCAAGTCCCACAAAATCTCTTTGCATAACTCACGATCAGCGTGAATGGTTTGCTCATAAGCCAAAGGTGTCCCATCACTGAAACGGCTAATTGTCTGAAAGTCCATTTCATCGCCGACCACCAGTACAGCATCAAACTTCTCACGCTTCACCAGCTTCTTCATATTGATAATTGCAGAGTCCAGTTGAAATGGCACCTGCAAGTCTGAAACGACTAACCAACGCTTAATCTTCACCTTCTTCAAAATCGTCAAGTGGATTCTTAATAGGATCTTTTGTATCTACGATCCAGTCTGGATAACTTGACCTATCCATCGCAAAGGCTAGAGCTGTGCCCTCATCCATTCCAGACTTACGGCACGCCATATAAACCTCATTAGCTGCTATTGCCCAGAAATCCAGTTTAGTGAGTACAGGCTCTTTAGTAGTCCTGCGCTTACGTACTGGCTTCTTTTTCGGTTTGCGTTTAGTAGCCATAATTAAATTATGACTTAGTAATTAAAACAAACAGATCATCGACACGCTTTTCCAGCCTCAAACTTCTCTGGTCAATTCTATCTACGGCGTCTTTTATCGAGCTGCCACTATTCGGCCTAAGCTCATTGAGCCAGCCTTTAACTAAAAAACGTAATCCGACTAGCCCGCCTGATAGCACGGCGATAACGCCAGCGCCAAAGCCAGCCCATTCTGTAGGACTCATTTTTCATTAGCACCGATGCCATAGGCAATATCGGATTTATCTAAAGCCCTAGCTGCTGGCCCTGCGAGTGCTGCAATTATTACAGACAGCGCTGGGTCTAAACCTAATTCATTACT